TTAAACAATGTACCATTTGTTGATTTGAACGAAACGATAAAAAGCAGTGATCATTTTTTGTTTTTGACTAATGAAGTTCAAAACAATTTTAAAAAATATCAATGGATAGATTCAGAGCAATTGTTTCATCCTAATGTCGTAATTGTTTCTGACGGGTTTGATTTTAAAAAAAATCATCACATATTGTCGCAATTACCTAAAAATATAACCATAATCGGCTTAAATGGTGCTTTATTGAAATGGGAAATTGCAAGTAGAAACATTAACTACTATGTTGTAAATAATCCTTATGATGAGTGCATGAGATATTTGCCAAAGAAAGGACGTATTTTACCAACTTGTATAGCTAGTCCAAGAACAAATTGTCAATTTTTAGATAATTATCTTGGAAGAAAAATGCGATATTATCCGGTGAATGAATTGAGTTATACAACAACAGGAATGAAAGAAGCAAGATGGCAAGTTGATGATTACAGAAATCCAATTTGTGCAGCGATTGGACTGGCTTATAGATTTGGGGTTGAGAAATTATTATTGCTTTGTTGCGATGATTCTTTTGAGACAGAAAGACCTGGATCGAAAAAGTTAGAAAATGGGTTGTGGACGTACCCTCAACACGAAGTTGCGCACGGTCTTATTGATGGCAATTTGTACTGGTTAACGCATCAAAAATACAATGAAGTTTCAGTTGCAGATTGTTCTCATGGACCAAACTATACAAATGCTTCTCACATAGAAGCAGAAAATATCTTATCGTTTTTCGGGGTTGGAAACAATGAACAAAAGGATTGACAAATTTGGTGATCCATTTGGACCATTTGATTTGAATGATTTCAAAAAATGGATGGAACATCAGCATGACGCTAAAGCCAAGCCGAATATGGTTGGTATTCAAGTGGAACCTAAAATTCCATATAAAAAACTTATTTCAAGAATGGACGTACAAGAAGGCGATCTTGAAGAAGTTGCAAAAGAATTTAAAAAAAACGGTGGTACAATTACAGAAGTAAATGGACATCACTTTTTAGTAGAAAACGAAAAAGGCAACTTTTTTATACATCGGATGTACGTGCAGCGAGACTAAAACTTTTTTCTTAACATGCTTGTTTTATTTGGTAAATGAGATGTGTTTATTAAGGGATTTGACACTGTCGAATCCCTTAATTCTGTAGATCCATTTATTGGTAAGTTTTTATAGCCTCTTTTTTTAAGTTTGGAAGCCAGATCTTCAAAAGATGAAGCTGATTCTAACCAAGGTTCCCACATCATTCTCGAATCATGGATTATTTGATTTATTTGAATTTCCCATCCAATTGGCAAATATAAATTTGATATATTGTCTAATCTAACTGCATTTTGCGAATCTCCGTTCATTTTTGCCAAAATTCTTACACCTGTTTTATCTCTTTTGCCGAGGTATAAATACAATTCATTTTTTTGTTTCTTCATTTTTTTCATCCTTTTCTTTTATTCCGAGAATTGATTTCAAAAGTTCTTCTATTATAATTTGTCCGTAAACATCGTTAGGGAATTGTCGTGCAAATTCCCGTAAAGCATCTAGTCCGACAATTATTTCTTCTTGAGATTTTTTCATGCCAGTTCCTTTGCCGCAATATGCAGAAATAAAAGATAATTACTGTATAGCCTATTATGGAGATAATAGAGAATATATTATACAACTAAAAATTTTAAGACCTGCAATGGAAAAAACATTTCCAGGAATTAAAGTTTACTTGTCTTGTAAAAACAATTATATGTATTTACTTAAAGGCGAACAGAGAATTATTCAATTTGAAGAATTAGATAAAAATAGAAATTTATTTGGTTATATCAGAACCATAAAAAATGAAAACAACACTCACCCTATTGAAAATTTCATGCAAGAATCTGATATAGAAATTTTACCAATAAAAACAAAAACTAATCCATCAAATAAAAAATGCGTCATTCTTTCAAACGGATTAGAACCAGTTAAATCTTTATCAGGAGATCAAATAAAAAAATTGTATGAAAATTTACAAAGCGAAGGATTTGATGTTTTTTTAAATGTAGAATTTTCTGATGCAGGATTAGTTGTAGGGGTTGAAAATGAGAATCTTTATTTGGCAGCAGAAAGTGGCATAAGCACGAATTTGATTGTAACTGGTTTTGGTGAAAATCTATTCAAAAAAATGTTTCCTGAGTGTAATATTTATTATTTATAAATATAATTTGTATAAATAGAGTAATAAGGCGTCAATTAAAACATTTGGAGAACCATGAGCTTATTTAAAGTAGTTTTGAACAATTCTCTTCAAGGAACTTTAGACTTAAATCCTATAAGCACTAACGAAGAAATAGTGCCTTCAATTCAAAGAACAATGTTTGTTGCTGGTCCTAATCGTCAAATTCGTAAATTAAAAGATGGCGATCAATTTAACGATTGTAATTACTGGAAGCGATTTGCATTTCCTCAATTACCACTTGAGCAAGCTTTCATTCAAGTTTTAACAGATGACGGATCATATTACAGTGATTTTTCAGAAGAAAATACATATCCAAAAGTTTATGACTTATCAGTAGAGAATGGATCTACATATTCCGATAATTCAGTTGATATTTTAGGCGACACAAATGGCTATGCAATATTTGTTCAAATTGCAAATCAAGGGAACACACCAGTAAAATGTAAGATCAATGGAATAGCTGGTGCAATATTTGATCTTGGTTCTGGCGAAACGCAAGTTTTCAATTATGGAGACTTAACAATTAGCAAGCTTGAATTTGCAAATACTGTTTCTGGTGGATCTACAACCGCTGTTCAAATTTTGGCATCTGTAAAAAGCGTTTGTCAAAGCTAAAAAATTAAAAAATCAAAAAAAGCCTCAATAGCCTAAAAGGTTACTGAGGCTTTTTTTACTATAATATTAAATGGTAAAACTTTTAAAGAAAAAAACAAAAAAAATCAAAGAAAATTTATCATTAAAAGAATATTATCAAATTAGAAACAAGATTCTATTTAGACACAATGGTGGTCTTGGTGATTTGTTGATGCTTAGAATGATGTTTAAAGATTTAAAGTCTTTAATTCCAGACTCGGAATTTATCGTATCTTGTTCAGAAAATTTTAAAGATGCAATAATTGATCATCCTTATATCGACAAAATAGTTTATAATCATAAAATAGATGAAGAACAATATAACATTGAATATCAAGTAGATGTGCCAATTGTAAATCTTTACGAAACAAATAAAGCCCAAACATATACAGAGCACAGATCTGATTTATGGGCAAGCTATTGTGGCGTAAAATTAAAATCTCATGAAATGTGTTTAAGGTTTAATTCGAATGTTTTAGAATATTGTAAAAAAAAGATTAAAAATGTTTATAAAAACGATAAGCCAAATATAATTTTATCTCCAGTATCCGCAAATAGTTTTAAGTCTTTAACTGCAATTCAAATTGACATAATCGCAGAAGAAACAAAAGATTATAATCTTATAGGATTGCACAACAAAGAGCTTAAGGTTTTAAATTCTGTATACATTCCTGGTATTTATACTAATAATTTAAGAGAGTGGATGGGCATAGTAGCTTGTGCAGATTATGTCATATCTGTTGATACGGCGACATTTCATCTAGCTGGAGGTCTAAAAAAGCCTTTAGTTGGAATTTTTACATTTGCAAATGGAAAAGTTTATGGACAGCACTTTGACTTTGTTTTAATTCAAAAGCATAGAGATAATGGCGACTGGTCATGTGGACCTTGTTATGATTTTTCAAAATGCACAAAAGGTAATAACCAAACAAAGCCATGTTTAACTGAAATATCTAAAAAAGAATTAAAAAATGGCATAAAAACGATGTTTGAAAAATGGCCTTTGTTTTAATATCTTTTATTTTTAATATTGGTAGGATAACTAATGTAATGTTGTATTGTGTTTACTGGAGATGGTGTTTTGGCACAAATTATAAAACCAAGTGCGGTAAAAATATTAACCAAAGAAGGTGAAGTTCAAGTTTCTATAACCTTAGAACTAAACATCAACTTAAACACCGATAATATCAAAATAAATGCACAATCATTCGTGGAAGAATCACGCGAAAAAGAAAAGAAAACAAAGTTTGAAGAAGACAAAGTTGAATGGGCAATACCAGATTTTGGTTTTTCCCAGAAAATTGAATTTGGAAAACAAGAATGAAAAAAAGGAGAAAGTACTATGGCTTTAGGATTTGATTGTGGTACCTTTAATTTAGTGTGTTGTAATAGAGATGGTGAAGGAAATTTTGTTTATAAAAGAGAAGTTAATGCTTTTATGGAAATACCATTAGAAAGCAGAATGGTCTTCAATATGATGAAAGCCGCAAAAGTTCCTTTGATTGAATTAAACAAAGTTGCATATGCTTTAGGTGAAAAAGCATGTGAAATGACTTATACATTCAGTCAAATTGAATTAAAAAGACCAATGATTCATGGATGCGTAAATCCAAAAGAAAAAGAAGCATTTCAGATTATGTCCATTATGATTCACTCTTTGATAAACGGATTGAAAAAAGATGGCGATGTTCTTTACTATTGCGTTCCAGCCAACGCAATCAATGAAGAAACCGACGCTGATTATCATCAAAGAATTCTTGATGCTATTTTTAAAGCCTATAAGAGCGAAACTGGATTAAAAGTTGATGCGCATCCTATCAATGAAGCATTGGCTTTAGTTTATGCTGAACTTGGAAGCAAAGCCTATACGGGAATTGGAATATCTTTTGGAGCGGGAATGGTAAACGTTTGTTTTGCCATGTATGGTAACCCTGTGTTTGCATTTGCCATAGTAAATTCTGGTGACTGGATTGACAAGCAAGCTGCAAAAGCAACTGGCGAAACAATTTCTTTCATAAATAAAGAAAAAACTAAAGTGGATCTTACAAAGCCGCCTGCAAATTTAGTTGAAAGAGCTATTCATACACAGTACAGACTTATGATTGAACATACGGTAAACGGAATTAAAAAAGGTTTTACAGATGTTACTAAAACTGTACGAACTGATTCTGAAATTGATGTTGTTATTGCTGGTGGAACGTCTTCTCCAAATGGATTTGCAGAACTTTTTAAAGAAACTTTAATGCAAGCCACATTACCAATTAAAATTGGCAGTGTTGTAAAGCCTAGCGATCCATTGTATTCCGTAGCTAGAGGCTGCTTGTTAGCTGCCGAAGCTGCCTTAAGTTGAGAATTATTTTAAAAGAAAGAAAAGAAAGGTAAGAAATGAAAAGGAATCAAAAAAGTGTAAGCGACCTTGGTGCTGCTGCATATTTGCTAATGCATGACATAAAGGTTATTGGAAGACGTGGAAAAGACATTTATTTTTTAATAACAGATGAACATTCATCAGATAAATTTGATCAATTGACTTTAGATTATTTATCAAGTGAATTTCATCGCTTTGATGCTTGTATTATGTCTTTGAAAAAAATTGGAGAATATAACTTCGACCCTAAAAACCATCGTTTTGTTACAGATCTTGGAGCAGCGGCTTATATTTTAATGCATAAATATAAAGTTGTAGGCAAAAGAGGAAAGGCAATATATTTTGAAGTAGAAGATGAGATTTTAGATAAGTTTGATGAAATAGCTCTGGAATATATATCAAGCGATTATCATAGATTTGACTCTTGTCTTATGTCATTAAAAAAGATTGGCGAATATATTAGCGATCATAACTAACTGGTTTGTAATATATAATGCAAGGAGATAACCAATGATAAAATTTAAACAATTTCGTGCATCATTAAATGAAGATAATGTTGCTGCTCAACCTGTCGAAAACAATCAAGGAACACAAGAAAAAATATCTAGGGTTTTTTCTACGATTGATAATGAAATTGACAAATGGGTATTTGATTTAAAAAAAACAATGGTTACTCCTCCTAGCATTTCTCCAACTGGTCAAGTAGGTGGTCAATCTGGCGATAGTCAAGTGGGTCAGGCTGGACAAAGAAGCGTATGGGATCGTTTTAAAAACTTTTTGGCAAATGTAAGGCATGGAAGATACGATCCTAAAAATCCTTATCGTTGGCAAAACACAATTGGTGATTATCTGGGACAAAAAGTAGAAGAAAGTGTAAGTCCAAACAATTTATCATTGAACGATTATAAAAAATTAAGAAACATTTGCGAAGAGATGGAAAAAGACTTACAATCTCTTCCGTCAGGTGCAGAAAATCTTCATATAATTCGCATAATAGATCTTAAATCTGCTCAATTAAAAAAAGTTATTCGCGACATACTTTCACAGTTGTTTACTATTGAACCACAAACAGAACCAGAATTACAACAACAAAAAGAACCAGAATTAAAACAACAACCATCACAAAGTTTAACCAGAAAAAAAGTTGTTCGTGTATCTGGACCGGAAGATGTAGAAAAAATAAGAAGACGTGGCAGAACACCAAAAAATTTAACACAAATCCAAGAACCAGATGTATTAGAACCAGATACATCAATACCAAAACAAGAACCAGATGCATTAGAACCAGATACATTAATACCAAAACGAGAACCGGACGCATTAAAGCCAGACACATTGGAGCCAGATACATCAACACCACCACAAAAAAAATGGTCTGATTTGAGCAATGAAGACAAAGCTGTTACACCTCCTCCTAAAAAAGACGATGATACTTGGAGTGCATTAAGAGGAAATCGAAAATATTGGAATGAATATGGTGGAGGAGTATCAGAGCTAAAATCTGATGCGGTAATATCAAATGTTAAAAAACAAAGATTTCCATTTCCAGTTATATTTAGAATTGGCGATCCACGTACAGAAATTGTAAAAGACGCTTTAATGAAAGCCGAAACAAATAGCCCAGAAAGACTTGCAGATATTTTGAATCATAGATTTGAACATGAAGGCGAAATAAATAATTTCAATGATTTTAATCAAAAAATAGAAAGAGCAAAAAAAGCAGATAAAAAAATATCAAATGACATTCAATCTAATGAATCTTCGAAAAAAAATAAAGAAGAATTAGATAGAAAAATAGATTATTGGAAAAAAATAATAAATAATTTTGAAAGTATCTTAGAGAAGATAAAAGATGGAAATCGTGATAAATGGAATGCAGAAGATTATGATGAAGCTGCAAAAAATATATATCAAGAATACAAAGAAAACCTAAATACAAGATTCAATAAAATTAGTCATGAATCAATAAAAAATGATTCAATAGAAAGTCTTAGCCAAGAAGAAAAAGAATCAAATAAAAATTATTTTCAAAGATTGGATAATCTCAAAGAAATAATGAAAAATTCTATAAGTTCTTATAAAGACATATTAAGACCTAATATTAAAGAAAATAAATTAAAACAATTTGAAAAAGAAGCAGATTCAATTCCAAAATTAAATGATTATTATAAAAGTGTTATAGGAACTATGCCTGAGAGTTATTCAATAATAAAGTTAAAAGAAAGATTGCTTTTTAAAGAATTTAATCAGAAGAATATTAAAAACTTGATTATAAACGAAAGAACAGAATATTTTAAAAAACTTTTACGCAATCGATAAAATGGATATCACATGAAAAAATGGATAAAGAAGAGAAAGCCAAGAGTACCTTCTTTAGTTATTTTGGATACACCATTGAAGGGATCTATAAGTAAAGAAGTAATTTCCGAAGTGGTAAGGTTTGCAATCATGAAATTGAAAAAAGAGAATTTAAATCATCCAGATTCATAACGTCAACGCATTTTTTCTTGTGCTTGTTTTGCTAAACCAGCCATAAAATCTGCATTAACGTAGGGTGAAGAATTTGTATTAACTGGCAGGATTGACTGTTGAGTTTCTACAGGTGCTTTTTTAATTTCTTGAATTATTTTTTCGTATTCGGGATTATCTTCTGATATTACTTGTTCTTCGAGTATTCCAACAATATGCGACCAAGAGTAAAAATTTTTACATCCAGTAATATGGTGTTTCGCAAAAACGCCATCTTCATCAATGTGCTCAACAATTGCTGTAAAAAAATCAGAGAATTGTTGATCTTGAAAATTTGTTTTAGCAATTGTAGAAGTTAGTATTGTACAAAACTTTCCAATAAAAGCATCTTGTAGTTTTTTAACAGTAATTGATTTCATATTTTGAATTAGTAATGTAAATAAAGAAAAAGGAGGACGTATGTCAGATTTTCAAGAAATGTCACCACCAGGTTTTTCAGGCACTGTAAAGGCGATGAAAAAACACAAAAAAGAAATAGATAATCCCTTTGCTTTGGCGTGGTATATGAAGAAAAAAGGCGATAAGCCACATTATAAGCCAGAGCCAAAAGATGGTTCAAAAAATGATAAAGAACCAGAAAAAAAAGAAAAATATAAGGATGAAGAAAAACATCATCACAAAACAAAAGAAGAAGAAAAAAAATGCAAAAAATGTAATATGGAATCTTTTTCTGACTATGTAGATCGCAGAGAATTAAACGAAGCAAAAAAGAACAACAAGAAATGGATTCAAAAATAAATATTAATTTATTGAATGGCTCATAAGGCTTGCTCTTGTTGAATATGGAGTAGCCGGATCAAGACTTTGTTGATTTTTCATAATGTAATGATAGACAATGGCTGGACTATTGTCTATCAGCATTTCATTCCAATCGTTATATTTCGATGGAGGGAATATAAAGTTAAGTCTATCTTGACCTTGCACAGACTCAAGAGCACTTAAAATAGAAGCCATTTTAGTTGTACCTTGTTTACCTGCTTTGTCGCGATCAAGACATAAAACAATTTTGTAAACACCTATAAGCATAGCCTGTTTTTCACTCATGTTTTTTCCGCCACATGCAGCAGCGTTTAATTCGCATCTCTTTAAGCTAATTGCGTTAAACTCTCCTTCACACACATATAATGTCGATCCATTAGGAAGCCAATCTCCTGCCATAAAAACGACATCTTCTTTTCCAATTCCTATTTCTTTTGGTGGACCAAGGTATTTGCATTTAGACTGTCCTAGATGTCTTCCATTAAAATAAATTAAATTTCCATCTCTGTCATAATAAGGAATCACAATTCTGCCTTTATACCTCATGACTCTATCGCCCATAGTTGTATCTTCATTGCAAATATACAATCCATCAATTGGTATTTTTCTATTTTTCAAATAATCTTCGGATTTTTTTCTCCACCAATTATTTGTTCCAAGATCTGATATAAGACTACATCCATTTGGAAGAGAAAGTCCGGTTTTTTTCTCTGGTAAATCTATTTCATCTCCAGCAACAAAAAGCATTGCTTCAATTTCTTTTTCAATTTCTCCAATAGTTTTACGACCATCAAGAATGTTAATTGCATCAGATCGATCTACACTATCCACTTCTTGAACAAGTTTGACAAGACTGCCTTTTTGATTGGTTTTCCAGCAATGGTAAACGCCAAACTTATGATTCTTTTTCCCTCCACTAGGAGAACACCATAAGTGATGACCAGTATCATCAGGAGAAAAAAAGCTGTTTATGCGAACTTCTTTTCCTTTGACAAGAACGCTTTCTTCGCCAAAACGAGATTTCGCCCAGCTTATGAAATTTTCTGAATTGATTGCCATTTTTGCCTCTGGTTTAAGTGGAAGAATTATTATACAATAGATTATAGAAAAAAGGAAGACCTATTATGAGTGAATATTTAGTCTGCGAACATATCTCTGTTTCACGTAAGCAAACATGGGAAAATTGTCAACAAGCTTATAAGTATCGGTACCATTTAAAAATAATTCCTGACGTGCCTCAACAACCTTATTTTACATATGGAAAGTTAGTGCATAAAATTGCTGAAGTTTATGTTCAAGAACAAGGCAAAAAGCCAATTGAAGAAATTACCTCTGAGTGTCTCAATGGCACAATCGAAATAGAAAAGAATTTACCACCACCAATTCTAAATGCTGATTACAAAAAGAAATTACCCGATCATGTTCGTCATATAAAAACACTAACTGATCGCATTGGCTATGATGGTATTTTGGAACACCCTTTTAAATTTGATCTTGACCCACCTAATGAACATTTTGTAGTTGGTTTTATTGACAGGCTAATAATTCGTGGAGACAAGTTTTTTATTTTAGATTACAAAACAACCAAAAAAGGAATGTGGCGTAAAAACTCAAATACTATTCGAAAAGATCTTCAGTTAAGAGCTTATGCTAGGGTTGTGCAAAAAGAATTTGGTGCCAAAGCAGAGAACATTAAAGCTGCTCTTTATTACCTAGAAGGCGCAGAGCTTGTTGCCACAAAGTTTAACGATCATATGCTTTTAACGGCTGAACAAGAGCTACATGATGCATATAAGCAAATCAGATCAACAAATCCAGACGATGTGCGTGGTAGAGTTGGCGATCAGTGCCGTCGCTGCGACTACAGAAAGGTGTGTAGTTGGTATAGTTTAACGTAAAATTTGTACGTTTTATTCATTATTGTAAAAAAATGGACGCTCTCAAAAAAATGAGAGCGTCCATAGATTTTATCCTGCCATTGGCAAGAGAACATAATCAGAATTATACTTGCCTTGTTTTCCGTTTCTATCAAAAATCGGAATTTTATTTGCCTTAACGTTTGGTTTTTTGTTCAATAAAAATCCATAATTTTGTTGATTCCAAAATTTATGAATTACAGATAAAGGCGTAAAATATCCTTTTCCGCTTCCATCAACATATTGCGTGCCCCAACAAGTACCTATGTAGTATCCATAGTCGTCCATAAGACCACCGCCAGACCGACCTGGTCTTGGGCTGTTCTGCTGTGTTACTAAGTCGTTACCGCCTATCCCAAGCATTTCAATGTCATAGTGAGCCACTTCGCCTCCACGATCACATCCAAGGCTGTGAGCATGCTGTCCTGCCTTGTAAATATAATTGCTTTGGGCAACTGGAAAATAATTAGGATTCCAGTCTGGTGAAAATGTCAAGAGCGATGTGTCTTGTCCGTCAATATAAGAATAAAAAACAACTTTTGCACTATAAGTACGAGGTGCATCTAATTTTTTATCATTATGATACCAGACAATAATATTTGCAGTTAAATTTTTGCGTGATGATTCTTCTGCTGACAGAACACCACGACTCCATAAGTGACCACAAGAAGCCACATAAGCTAATTTTTTTTCTGGGTCATAATAAACAATCGTACCAGATCCAGAAGCGTTACTTACGCCAATTTTTACAGAAGCAGCTAAAAACTTCCTATATTCTGCTTCTCTTTGTTCAATAGGCGATGTACCAGCAAAACCTGTTGGCAGACGCTCTATTATAGGCATATTGTCAAGTGGATCGTGATGATGCACTGATTGCGACTGTCCTAAAGTCGCACTTGAAAATATGAAAAATAAGAATGTAATT